CGGATGCAGGTTTAAGTTCAACATTTACAGCTAATCCGGCTACAACAAAAATTAATGTTGTATTAATTGGTGGAGGAGGAATGGTTGGTAATTTTAACAGACCTTCTTCCCAAGCTACTGCAGGGACTGGTGGTGCAGGATTATTTAGCACTACAATTTCACAACCTTTTACAGTTCCAATTTCAGTGGGTAATGCTGGAGCTCCAACAGCGCCAACTTCAGGGACTGGAGGAAACCCATCAGTATTTGGTAACTTTGTTGCAAATGGTGGAAACGGTGGAGAAAGTGGTAATCCAGGAAACGCACCAGGAGCAACTGCAATTTACACAGATTCAAATTTAACAATGCCAGCAACAGGTATAAGCCATACTTGGTTAACTGGCCAAGGACAATCTCCGGGAGCTGGTTCTGGAAGAGGTGGTTCGGGTTCAGGTTCAAATAATACCCCAAACCGACCTGCTGGAGGCGGTGCTATTTTAATTTACGAAAATATAGGGGATTAATATGGCAAAATTATTATTTAACAAAGACCAAAATAAAAGTGAAGGTTCGTTAGGTTTAGCTTTAGCAGATGGTGAATCTGTAGCTAATGAATGGACATTTGATGTTGAGATAATTACACAAGAACAATACACACAGTTAGTAAACGGGTCTAAAATAATTAATTCAGATAATGGAAATATTACATTTGTAGATGCTCCTATTTGTCAAACTAAAGAAGAATACGATCAATGTTTAATGGCTTTAAAAGCTGACCTTGCAGAATTAAGTCAAAATTACACTTACGCTGCTAAATATCATACTGAAGGTTTTGAAAATTATGTAAAACAAGTCAATGAAATAGATTCATCTACTATTAGCTTTCCGTTAGGCACATCTTTCAAAAATGATATAAGCACAAGATGTCCAGATTTTGTAAGTTTTATTACTAAATAAAATTTACATTAAGTAAAAAAAATGTATATATAGGTATATGTTTTCTAGGGATAATATAATTCAATTTAAAGCTGATAAATTTTATATAGAAAATAACAAAGATATTTACCCTGTCCCTTCGTTATTAAATATTCCAGATTGGTTTAAAAAACTAAAACATGAAAAAGACCATGAAACAGTAAAAGGGTGTATGCCTTTTTTAGATGCTATTTCAGCTGGTTACATCATTAAAAACTCAACTGATTTTATTATTAAAAACGATGGTGAAAACAGTTGGGTAGAATATTCTTTAGGTAGAAACCCAACAGATTATAATATAAATGCTGCAAATAATCACACACATCATCCTAAAATGCAATTGGAAGGTTCTCCACTAGTAAAAAAAAATAACATGCCAGCCTTTTTAAAAATATTAAATCCTTGGATTATAAAAACTCCTCCTGGATACTCATGTTTGTTTGTAAATCCCTTAAATAATTCTGACGATAGATTTGAAGCAATAGCTGGTATTGTTGATACTGATATTTTTAGAGGACAAATTAATTTTCCTATATCCTTAAATAGTGATAAATATAAAAATAATTTTGAACATTTGGTAAAAAGAGGATCGCCTATAGTACAAGTGATTCCTTTTAAAAGAGAAAATTGGAAAATGAAAATTACAGAGGAAAAAGATTATACACTAAATAAATTTTTAGCAGTATGGAATACAAATTTTATAAGACAATATAGAGATAGAATATGGCAGAAAAAAAAATGGAGGTAAAAGATTTAATTGATATTCAAGACAATGCTGTTGATATTAGAATGGTAGCAAGAATAGTAGAAGTATACGCAAAAAGAGAAAAAGTTTTTGAAGATGCGAAGGTAGGTCCCTCTAAAGATGAAAATGGTTTATTAAAAAAACACATAAGAAGTGCAAAAAGTGTTAACTTAAATAGAAATGCAAAAAGTTTAACAGATGTTCGTTGGGGAAATAATTTATTGTCTGTGTTCTTAAATGGGTTAGCTAAATATAAAGAAAATAAAAAATTAAAACATTTAGAAGGTATAAGAGTAAATGATATTCAATTACTAAAATATAATGAAGGTGATCATTATATATATCATATTGATCATGGGCATTTTGTACCAAGAACTTTAAGTTGTATATTGTTGTTAAATAATGATTATGAAGGTGGTGAGGTTTCTTTTATAGATCCTCAAGGTAACAACGAATTTAAGGTTGAAACAAGACCAGGTAGATTAATTGTTTGGCCTAGTAATTTTATGTATCCACATAAAGTAAATAAAGTAACAAAAGGAACAAGGTATTCAGTTGTATCATGGGCACTATAAGAGATTTTAAATATAAAAAAATAGAAAATTTTTTAAGTAAAGAAGTTTTAGATTTAGCTAGCACTTACTGTGAAATTAAACATAGACAAACCGATACTATAGAAAACCCAAACAGAGATGAACTAGAAGGTAATTATGATAGTGCATTTTACGCAGATTATTTTACTGAATCTTTAATGATGCGAAGTATAAATAAAATGAATGATTTAACAGGTTTAAAATTATCACCTACTTATTCTTATTGGAGAATGTATACTTTTGACTCTCAACTTAAGGAACATACAGATAGACCCTCTTGTGAAATAAGTGTTACAATTAATATTAGTAATGGTGGAGAAGAATGGCCAATTTATATAAATGATAATCCAATTATATTAAAACCAGGAGATGCAGCAATTTATTTAGGTTGTGAATTAAAACATAGAAGAGAAAAATTTACTGGAGACCACAATGCACAAATTTTTATGCATTATGTTGACAAATTTGGTCCTTTTTCTAATTATTTTTTAGATCAAAGAAGTTTACCTGGAGAACCCCATACATAGGTTTTAAATACAATCTCAATAAGGTATAATATCTATATGCCATTAACAAAAGTACAAATAAGACCTGGATTTAATAAACAAGTCACAGCTACTGGAGCAGAGGGTCAGTGGACTGATGGAGACTTTGTAAGATTTAGATATGGACTACCTGAAAAAATAGGTGGTTGGGAACAAATTACAACAAAGACTCTAGTTGGAGCAGCTAGAGATCAACTTGTATGGGCTGATTTAGACGGAAGAAGATATGCAGCTATAGGAACTAGCAAAACTTTATTAATTTATTTTGAAGGTGCTTTTTATGATATTACTCCTTTAGACACCGCGATTACTGGAGCTACTTTTACTACAGCTAATACCAGTCCAACGGTAACAGTAAATAAAATTGCACATGGATTATCAGCAGGAGACTTATTTACTTTTACATCTGTGACACCTCCTACGGGAGCTGGATATACTGCAGCAGATTTTACTACAAATACGTTTGAAGTAGTAACAACACCTAGTCAAGATACGTTTACAATTACCATGGCAGCTAACGCTGGCACAACTGTTGCAGCGAGTGGGGCAGCAACGATAAATCCTTATGTTGTAGTAGGGCCATTAAACCAAACTGCTGGTTTTGGTTATGGTACATCAGGGTGGGGAGGATCTTCTGGAGTGATATCTACACTAAATGGTTTATTGCAAGATGATACAGCCGGAACTGGTGGCTCTGGAACTTCAATTACATTATCTTCAGTTGTTGGTTTTCCAACTTCAGGAACTATAAAAGTAGGAACAGAATTTATTTCTTACACTGGCATATCTACAAATGATTTAACTGGTATTACCAGAGGAGTTGCAGGAACAAGAACTGCTCATTCAACTGGAGCTTCTGTTGAAGTTTACTTAGGCTGGGGCTCTGCTTCATTAACAGGTGGCGTTGTATTAGAATCAGCATCTTGGTCATTAGATCATTTTGGGTCAAAATTAATTGCAACTATAAAAGATGGTAAAACTTTTGAATGGGATACTATAAGCACTGTTCCTGCAGCTTTAACAACTAGAGCTACAGTAGTAAATGGTGCACCAACAAAATCAGTGATGTCAATTGTTTCAGAAAGAGACAGGCACTTAATAATTTTAGGGACAGAAACAACTATTGGTACATCATCTACACAAGATAAAATGTTTATAAGATTTTCAGATCAAGAAAATATATCAGACTATACGCCTACTTCGATAAACACTGCTGGAACTTTTAGAATAGATTCGGGTACTAAAATTGTTGGAGCTGTGAGAGGTAAAGATTACATTTTAATTTTAACTGACACATCTGCATATGTAATGCAGTTTGTAGGTCCACCTTTTACTTTTTCTATTAGGCAAGTAGGAAGCAACTGCGGGGCAATAGGACAACATGCAATGCAGTATGCAAACGGTGCAGTTTGGTGGATGGGTCAAGCAGGTGGTTTTTTTGTTTACGATGGTACAGTAAAATCAGTTCCTTGTTTAGTTGAAGATTTTGTATTTACTACTGGTGGTGACAATCTTGGTTTAAGCTATGCAAATGGAGAACAAATATATGCAGGTGCTAATCACCTTTACAGTGAGATAAATTGGTTTTATCCAAAAAACGGTTCTGAATTAATAGATAGAGTAGTGACATATAATTATTCTGAACAAACATGGACTACCGGATCATTATCACGAACTACTTATTTTGATGCAACATTATTTGACAATCCTTATGCAACTGAATTTTCTTCTACAGGTACACCTACTTTTCCAACAATACAAGGTGTTACGACAGCTAATGGCGCTACAACTTATTATGCTCATGAAATAGGAAACGACCAAGTTGATGGAACTGGTGTTCCTACGGCTATACCTGCTTTTATTCAATCAGGAGATTTTGATTTAGCAGTAGATGGTGATGGTCAAGTATTTATGAGTATGAGAAGATTTGTTCCAGACTTTAAATTATTAACTGGTGACGCTCAAGTAACAATTAATTTAAGAGACTATCCAACGGACACCGCAGCATCCTCTCCATTAGGACCATTTACAATTACAAGTTCTACTGATAAGATTGATACACGTGCAAGATCAAGGTTTGCAAGTTTAAAAGTTGCTAACACTTCTACTGGTCAAAGCTGGAGATTTGGCACTTTTAGAGCAGATGTTCAACCAGATGGTATGAGAGGATAATGCAACAAGATTTTAATGAACCAATAGGATTACCACGACTTCTTCCACAAGAAGATAACGTTTTTGAGCCAAACCCTAGAGATATAAATTTTCCTGCTCCAATGGAAGTATTTAAAAATATTGCAAAACAAAAAGCATTGGAGACTGTAGGTAAAAAAATTGGATTACCAGCACTTGGACAAGTATTAGGTATGAATGCACTTTATTCAAATCCTTTTGGTATGGCATTATTAGGACCCGTTGGTGCAGGTATTAGTTCTTTGTTCGGAGGTATAAAACAAAAATTTGCAAACTATAAAAATCAAAAAAATATAGCAAGAGAATCAAACAAAGATTTACAAGATAGAATAGACAAAGGTCAATTTGGATCAGTTACACAAACTCCACAAGATTTTCAAAAAACAAATCAATATACTGCGCCTGATGGACAAGGAAATGGTGGAGGAGGGTTTACTTCTCAAGATGCAGGAAGAGAAGGATACGGAGCAGGAGGTCAGTACAGATAATGGCTAGAGTAGATATAATTATACCTGAACCTACACCAGTTTATACTGAAGATAATCAAAGACAAGTAGCTCAATCTTTACAAACACTCAAAGATAAATTAAACACTTCTTATCAACAAGAATTAAAAAATGAACAGGATGCATTTAATTACTTTTTATCATGACCATACGATACAAAAATCAAGGATTTAAACAAGCAAGTACAGGTAAGACTA